ACAATACAAATAGTAATTCACTTACGATTGCCTATAATTGGCAAGGGTTCGCAGCCGCTTCTGCTAGATATGAATTATTTGATGATGAGGACACAAGTACACAAGAGGGTAATGATGTTAATCATACATCACCTGATGCGGGAGGAGCACAATCACAAAATGCTTCTGGTGATGTTGCTTTCACAAGTTTAGCGAGTACGTTTGGTGTATCGAGTGCAGGAAGTTATGTGATAAAAGTAACCTTGTTTACAGGAGCTTCTCAAAACGGTAGTAGTATTTCTGCTTTCTCACCGGCATTCACTTCAGTAGTGGCCATATCATTTGCACTTATTGGAAAGTCTGGTACATTCGTAGGTTACGATTCATTGTTAGAGGGTGCAGAACAAGCCTCAAGTGCAACAGCTACTAAATATCGATTTGGTAGTATATCAGATGGTGATACGATTTATAGTAATGCCTCTACAACGACAGCTTTCAATGGTAATAGTAAAGCGTTTAACTTCAATGGAGAGGTTTTTATTATTAATGGTAGTGGTGTTGTATCGAGTTTAAGAAGTGATACACCAAGCACACCGAGTATAAATGGAACAGCAGTTTCAACAGCAACTGATGATATTGAAATTAGAATTACAGCTAACGCTCTAGTTACAAGAACATTTAGAGTTAATGCACAAGCTGCTTCTGGAGGAGCTGCTTTAGAAGGAACGGTAAACGCGGACTCACAAGGAGCAAGTATCACACAAGATATTTCACTTAAAGATGATGTTGGGTTAACATTGAGTGCAGGTGAAACTTACGCTATTAAAGTAAGAGCTGAAAACAATCATCAAAATGGTTCCTTCACTGGTACGACAAACTTTGCTACAGATAGTGCTCGTTCGATAAGTGTCGATGATGGTTCATCCACAACCGACCAACATTTAGATTCAAGCACGGTTCACTTGAGTGATAAATTCACATTCACGGTTCAAGCAGCAGCTAACGACAAGTTACAAGTAACACTTACTGCTGCAGGTTCTAACCTAACTAGAGTAGCTGTAGATATGGGTCATCTACCATTTACAGCTGGTGCTGGTACGGTGTTTGCCTCAAATGGCACAGCACAAACAGGTGTAGTGGTATCAAGTGATGTAAGTACGACCTCCGCAGTAAGTTTAACTGAAACAGGTTTGAATGCAGGTTCAAATACCGTTCAATTCCAAATCAGAAGTCAAGGTGACGGAGGGGCATTACCAGAGTCAATTCAAACTATGAACCTAACGGTTTCAGCTAAACTATTAGATTCTGGTGATAATACGGTTGTATCGAGTGCTGATTTCCACACATATACCGTGAAGCAAAATGGCTTATAAAAATAAGAAAAACAATCAAACAGATATTTATTAATGAATATATATAGCATTTTACAATATATAATAAAGTTACTAGGGAGTAAACCTATGAAAAATGATAAAATTTTAACAACATTTGATGAAATAATCGAAATAACACTACATCACGAAGGCGGATACGTCCACGACCCAAAAGATTTAGGTGGTGAGACAAACTTTGGTATAGCTAAACGATTTTACCCTGATGTTGATATAAAAAATCTTACAAAAGAAGATGCAAAAGATATTTATAAAAAAGACTACTGGGACAAAAATAAAGTAGATGATTTACCCGATGATTTAAAACACATCTTTTTTGATATGTGTGTAAATCAAGGTAGAGGTACTGCTGTAAAAATATTACAAAGAGCCATTAATGGTAAGGGAGGTGATTTGACTGTTGATGGGGGATTTGGACCAGGTACAAAAGCAGCATTAGCAAAACATACACCTGAATTAGATAGAGTTCGTTGTTACAGATTAAAACACTACTATGATTTAGTGAATAAAAAACCTGAACAAGAACGATTCATATTCGGTTGGTATAAAAGGGCATTATCAGTATAATGAATGAAAAAACACAAAAAGCAATACAAACTATAAAAGACAACATATGTATCTTTTGTGGTACACCTACAAATGAAGACTTACGTAAATGGTTTGGTAAAGGTGGTGCAGGTGGTACAACAAAAGGTGGTTGGGACAGATACTCTTCTACTGGTAAAAAATTAGGTAAGTGTGGTGATAGTGAAGAAGGTGATGCATACGCAGCATGTTTATCTGCTACTAAAGCTAGAAAATTAGGTAAAAAAGGTATTGCTTCTTTTGTTAAACGAAAAAGAACAGCACAGAAAAAAGGTGGTGACCCTAAAAAAGGTGGTGAAAGAACTAAAGGACAAAAAACAATAAAAGTAAAAACAGGTGCATAAAAATGATTAAATTAAAAAACATACTTAGTGAGAATGCGTGGGATAGAAAATTTGGTGAACCTCTACCTACATTAAAATTAGAACAAGAGGAACCAGAACATTTTGGTGGCGGTGAAAATATAGATATACTAGGGTTCAAAACTGAACATTTTGATATTTGTAAGTCTGCAGTCATATTATATAACAAACTTATAGAAAAAGATTTAGATGACAGTGCTAAAGAATTAGTAAAGAGTTCAGCTAAAGATTTAGACCATTTATTTGAAATGGAAAAACAAGTCGTGAAAGATGAAGAAGTTGACCACGACCCAGTTGAACACGCTATAGAATTAACTAATATAATATCTTTTAAATTAGGTCGTGTAGCTGAGATGATAAATGATGATTTCGAAAGAGATACAAACTTCATAAAACTACACGTAATGGAAATTGTTAATAGGTTCAAAAGGAATTAATAATGGATAAATATAATAAATCAGTTCAACATCAATGATTTCATCACGCAACTTGGGGGTCTCCTGAGAGAAAAAATGAGGGTGTCGGTAAAGTAACTTGGCACTCATTAAGTGAAGATGGTAAAGTTGAAATTGTAGATATACAATTCGGTAATAAACTTTACAAAAATGTAAGTGTAAGTAGACTTAATCCAACTGATGAGTCTTCACATTCACATCCAAGAAAGAAAAAAAAGAAGATGAATGTAAAAGAAGCAGAACAAAAGTTAACAATGTTTTTAGAAAAAAACGTACCAACAAATCCAAGTAAGTGGTCTTATTATAAGTCACAAGCTAAAAAGAAGTTTGATGTATATCCATCAGCTTACGCAAACGCTTGGGCAGCTAAACAATACAAAGCTGCAGGTGGTGGTTGGAAGAAAGGTTAATTATGAAAGAAGCATCTAGTGCAGCACAACAAGCAGCTATTGCTATAGCAAAAAAGAAAAGTGGTAAATACGATAAAGATGGTAAGCGTAAAGACGAGGCAAGAGGTACTTGTTGGGTAGGGTATCAACAAGTTGGTATGAAGAAAAAAGGTGATAAGATGGTACCTAATTGTGTTGCTGAAATCTATTGGGAAAATTCTTTAGGTGAGGGTTGTGGTTATACGTTCGAATTTGAAAAACAACCAATGATGGAAGCTGAGTATCAAGGTAGAAAAGTAAAACTTGGTAAGATAATGCAGGGTGATGCTAAGAAGTTTAAAGTATATGTAAAAAATCCAAAAGGTAATGTAGTTAAAGTTAACTTTGGACAAGGTGGAGATGCTAAAGGTGGTACAATGAGAATACGTAAATCAAATCCAAAAGCACGTAAAGCTTTTAGAGCAAGACACAATTGTGATAATCCAGGACCAAGACATAAAGCTCGATACTGGTCTTGTAGAAAGTGGTAGTCAATGAAAAAATTAACCGAATGGTTAACTAAACCTTTTTTAGAAGAGGACATCACTATACCAGTAAAGGTTGGTGATACTATCCTTACAGGTAGATTTAAAAATAAAAAAACTGTTGTTAAATCTATACGTAAAGATGTACACGGTATGCCGACTATCAATGGTAGAAAAGCCACTACATTTAGAATCCCTAAAAAAAATAGTAGAAAATTTCTTAATGCAAAAAAGAAAAAAGTTACAGAGGGTGTAAATGACCCAGGTATATTCAAAGCTGTATTCTTAGCTGGAGGGCCAGGTAGTGGTAAGACTTATGTAGCTAAACAACTATTTGGAATACCTGAAAGATTAAACATTAGTGTAAGTGGTATGAAGATGGTTAACTCAGATAAAGAGTTAAAGTTTCTTTTAAACAAGTTTGGTTTTGGTACAGATTTAGATAAGATGCCAGATGAGGTGTTCAAAGACTTAACAGCTAAAGGAAAAAGTGGTTTAAGAGATTTTGCTAAATCACTTACTGTACAAAGAATGAAGTTATACCAAAAAGGTAAGTTGGGTATGATTATAGATGGTACTGGTCACGACTTTGGTAAACTTGCTAAAATGAAAAGAGAATTACAAGAAGATGGTTATGACACATATATGGTTTTCGTTAATACATCTTTAGAAGTTGCTCAACAAAGAAATCAAGAAAGAGATAGAATATTACCACCAGACTTATTAGAAAAAAGTTGGAAAGATGTTCAATCTAATTTAGGTAAGTTTCAAAATCTTTTTAAACAAAATTTTTTAATCGTAGATAATTCTAAATTTTTAAAACCTCAAGAAGCTCAAAAGAAATTTGCATCATTAGTTAGAAAAGGTGTAAGTAAATTTTTAAAGTTACCTATAAAAAATAAACTAGCTAAACGTTGGATTAAAAAACAACAAATATTAAAAAAACAAGGTCTTTCAGAAGCACTACCAACTAAAGTAACAGATAAGATTAAAAAGATTAAGAATAAACCAGAAACAGATGCTGGTAAAAATTTTTCAAAACACCATAAATATTCTATGAGTGCAAACCAAATGGGTTCACTATCAGAACCAGATACGTATGACTTTGATGATGATGATAAAGAAATAGGTGGTAATCAAGATAAGAAACCAAATAAAAAGAAAAAAGGTTATGAACCTGTAATAGAAGCACCAAGAGTACCAAGAAAAAAAGGACAACATAGAGGTTCAAAATCTCATTCAGATTTATATACAGATGAAAATCCAAAAGGAACAATAAAAGGACTAAAGTTCGCAACAGTAAAAGACGCTCAAGCATCTGTAAGTAAAATTAAAAATAGTGGTAAGTCTCACGCTCACAAAATACAAGCAGCAGTTGCTATGGAACAACGAGCAAAAGAAATGGGTAAAGCTTCTCAAGCGGCAGTGTATAGAGCATTCATCAACAAAATGAAAAAGAAAACTAAGAAAAAAAATGAATTGACTATACCATCACCTAGTCGTAAAGGTGTTGAGAAGATGAAGAAGAAAGGCAACACTTCAGTTCCTTATGGTAGTGGTTATAAAAAAGTTAATGAACAAAAAGAAATTAAAAAAGTTGTAGGTATTTATGGTGGAAGATTTCAACCATTTGGTCCTCATCACAAAAAAACTTACGAGTGGTTAAAGAAAAGAGTAGATGACGCTTACATCACTACATCTAATATAAAACAACCACCAAGACACCCTATGAACTTTGCAGAGAAAGTTCGTCATATGGTAAAGATGGGTGTACCTAAAAATCGTATTATACAAGAGAAGTCACCTTATGTGGCTAAAAACGTATTAAAGAAATATGATAAAGATACTACAGCAGTTGTTTATATATTTGGAGCTAAAGATGCTGGTAGATTAAAAGGTGGTAAATACTTTCAAGATTATAAAAAGAACAAAAACAATATGAATGGTTATGAAGATAACGGATACGTTCTTACAGCACCACACGTTTCAGTTAAAGTAGGTGGTAAAGAAGTTAGTGGAACCGTAATGAGACAATTACTTGGTTCACCTGATTATGAAAAAAATAGAGAAAAGTTATTTAAAAAAGCATTTGGATACTTTGATAAAGGTATCTACACTATGATGAATAATAAGTTTAAAAAGTTATTTGAATCAATAGACGAATTTTTAATCAATAATGATATAAAAAAACTTGTAACAGAAAGCACTACGTTACTAACACCAACTGATGACGGACCACCAACATTTTATAAAGGATTTAGTGATTATAAAAAATTCGCTAAATTATGGATAGATGATATGTATGCTGGTACTGGTTGGGAAGTACTACAGTATATTTTAGGAAAACACGCCGTAAACCCTGACTTTGACTATACATTAAATTATAATGTTGTACCTGCAGTTGCGTATGGTAGAAAAACATCTGGTAAGTATGGTTCTCGTTTCGGTACAAATAATCCAATTCAGTCATATAAGGATTATATTGAAGGCACTGTTTTAAGAGATTTAGGTTATCAAGTATTAAAATGGATGGGTATAACACCTGATGGTAAAAATTATACAGGTGTAGAAGTAGAGACTCCAGTTTTACCAGGTATTGGTAAAGACAATGTAGGAAATACTGAAACAGATAAATTAGATTTAAAAGAAAGAATTAATTTAGATGATTATGTGAAATTACTAATTGAACAAGATGATGTAATGGACAAAAAAATTAAATACAAAACTAAAGATGGAAATGAAAAAGAAATCACAGTAAAAGGAGCTCTCAAACAAGGTGAAGAACATCCAGCTTATAAACAAGCAAAAAGTATGACTGATAACGGTGAGAAACAAGATACATCTAAAAAAATACAACCTGCAGAATTTGACAGAGATTATGATGAAAAAAATGGTGGTTCAACTAAAAAAAGAATGGATAAAATTAAAAGTTTTGGTAAAGACCCACACGGTAATTTATACTTAGGTGATGAGGAAGTTGGTTACGAACCAAAAGTTCACAAAGCTCAATACGTAACCGAAACCGATGATAGTATGGTTATTGGAACACCTCATATGAGTAATGATGACCCAAAAGCTGGTGAGTTTGTAAAGAAACAAGTAGTTCCAATGGTTCAAGATTTTATAAAAAAGCACGGAGCAGAAAACGTAGTGTTTTTAGGAGAGGGTGGACAAGGTGATGGACACAATTACCACGAGGGTACAGAACAAGAACTTATTGGTAAGATGGTTGAAAAAGCAGGTGGTAGTGTTGATACTTGGGATGGTAAATACAACGAACACACTAATCAAGATGCACCAATCTATAAGGACTTAGCCAAAAAGATGAATGCTACACCATCACAAATGACAGGTGCTATGTATGCATTTTTAGTAGGACAAGGTGATAACCCTAAAGAAGCTACGTATCTAACAGATGAAGGTAAGCAATATCTAAAAGATAATGGGTATAAAGGTGAGTTTCCACCAAGTGGTGAAGAAGTAAAACAACTATTCAATCAAAGTTTTCCTGAAGATACAGGTAAAGCTGGTTCAACCACATTAGGTAAAGCTCAATTAGCTTGGAATCAGTTGAGACGAGATAATATGTCTCGTAAAATGGAAGAGTATAAAAAACAAGGTAAGAAAGTTTTAGTCGTACCAGGAGCAACACACGGTAGTGCTATCAATGCTCAATCAAAATCTAAAAAAGAAATCAAAGAAGGTTTGATATTAGAAGGTGGAGCATACGGACATATGAATCATCCGTTTGATGACAAAAATATTACATTTTCAGATTTAAAACAGATAATTATTAATGGACTAGGTGGTAAATTAAATAGAGAAGATGGGGTTACAGAAAAACTTGACGGTCAAAATCTAATGATTTCGTGGGTAAATAATAAATTGGTTACAGCAAGAAACAAAGGTCAATTGAAAAACTTTGGGTCATCAGCTATGGACATAAAAGGTGTAGCATCTAAGTTTGCAGGTAGAGGTGATATAAGAGATGCATTTGTTTTCGCAATGAAAGATTTAAATAAATCAATAGGTTCTTTATCTGATAAACAAAAAGAAAAGATATTTGGTAATGGTAAACGTTGGATGAACTTAGAAGTTATGTATCCAAAGTCTGCAAATGTTATAGATTATGATAAAGCACAAATAGTATTTCACGGTACATTAGAGTATGATGAAAGCGGTACTGCAATAGGTCAACCAAAAGATTCAGCTCGTATGTTAGCTGGTATGATTAAACAAGTAAATCAGAATGTACAAAAAAATTATACAATTGGTAAACCACAATTTTTAACAGTACCTAAAGTACAAGATTTTAGTAAAAAGAAAAAAATATATTTGAGTAGATTAAATAAATTACAAAAACAATATAAGTTAAAAGACAATGATGAGTTAGCTATGTATCATCAATCATTTTGGGAAGAGTTTATTTTTAATGCTTCAAAGCAGTATAATTATAAGATACCAAATAAAGTTTTAGTTAACTTAACTAAAAGGTGGGCGTACTTCAATAAGTCATACAAGATACCAATGATAAAAAAAGATATTAAGAATGAAAAGTTTTTAGATTGGGTATTATCATTTGATAAAAATGACCATCAAAAATGGGTTAAACAAAATATGAAACCATTTGAAGTATTGTTCTTTGACGTTGGTGCTGAAATTTTAAAAAACATAAGTGGTTACTTAGCTGCTTCACCAGATAAGGCAGTACAAAAAATAAGAAAAGATGTAATTAACGCAATCAAAACTGTTAAAAGTGGTGGTGATGTAAAGAAAATACAAACGTTAAAATTACAGTTAGATAAATTAAATAAAATCGGTGGACTAAAAGCTATAGTACCATCAGAAGGAATAGTATTTAAATACAAAGGTAAAACATATAAGTTTACTGGTGCGTTTGCTCCAGTTAATCAAATATTAGGTTTATTAAATTTTTAGGAGTTATAATGGCAAGAAGTAGAGAAAGTGTAAGAGAGAATAAAGCAATGCAATCTATCTTACGAGGTGAAACACCAGAAAAAAGAGTAATGGTTGGCTATCGAGATAAAAAAGATTTGAATCAAGGTGATAAAATTGATAGATTATCTGATATTATGAAAGAGGCTCGGATGCCTTGGTTTTGTCCAAACTGTACAAAGACAATGAAAAAACGTTTAGATGATAAAATGTGGTTACTACACGGTCATTGTTTTGATTGTCAAATAAATATTGAACACAAGTTAAGATTAGAAGGAAAGTTTGATGAGTGGGCAACAAAAAAGGCTATTGAAAACAAACGAGCGTGGGTTAAAGAACAAAAAGAACAATTAATATCATTTAAAAATCAAAAAGCACCAGATGTGTATAATCAAGTATCACCAGACGGTCACTCAATCGATAAAGAAAAATGGAATATTGATTTTAAAAAGTTAAAAGAACAAGCAGATGAAGCCTTAAATCATCTGCAAAAAATAGAAGATTCTTTAAAATAGAATATTTATATATATAGAATTGTCTATTATTAGGAGAAAAAAATGGCAACAATAACAACTGATGACTATGGTTCTCAGATTGAAAGAGGTAACAAAAGAACTGATGTATCGAGTCGTAAACTTTCATTAAACAAAGATGACGCTAAGTTCAGTAAAATAAAAAGTCAAACATCTGGTTCAACATTTTACACTGGTTCATTAGCAGGTTCAAGTGGCTTTATAGTACAAGAAGTACCGGCTGCAAACGAAGTGTTTATTACACCAACTGACGGTGATGCTATTGATGCCTCTGTCTTCACAACTGGTACACTATATGAAATTGGTGTAAAACAAGTAAGTGGTAGCTCAGGTATTGTACACGTAGTTTATTAATATGAACCGAAACACAAAAGGGCAGTTGAAAGATGTAATTAAACAAGAGTATGTAAAATGTGCTGCAGACCCTATATACTTTTTAAAAAAGTATTGTTTGATACAACATCCAATGAAAGGTAAGATACCATTTCAATTGTATGATTTTCAAGAAAAAACAGTTGAACAGTTTGTACAACATCGACTTAACATCATATTGAAGGCTCGACAGTTAGGTATAAGTACATTAACTGCTGGGTACTCATTATGGATGATGACGTTTCATCTCGACAAGAACATCTTAGTTATTGCTACTAAACAAGAGGTAGCAAAAAACTTGGTAACAAAGGTTCGTGTGATGCATGCTAATCTACCAAGTTGGTTGAAACAACCTTGTGTTGAAGATAATAAGTTGAGTTTAAGATACAAGAATGGTTCTCAAATAAAAGCTGTATCAAGTGGTGAAGAGAGTGGTCGTTCTGAAGCTCTATCATTATTGATACTTGATGAGGCAGCTTTTATTGATAAAATTGATACAATATGGGCAGCTGCTTCTCAGACGTTATCAACAGGTGGTCAATGTATAGCTTTATCTACACCTAATGGTGTTGGTAATTGGTTTCATAGAACTTGGATGGATGCTGAAGATGGGTTGAATGACTTTAATTTTACAAAATTGTTTTGGACTGTTCATCCAGATAGAGGTCAAGAATGGAGAGATGAACAAGATGCATTGTTAGGTCCATCTCTAGCAGCTCAAGAATGTGATTGTGACTTCATTACTTCTGGTCAAAGTGTTATTGATGGTGTAATATTAGAAGAATATAGAACATCACAAGTTTCTGAACCTGTAGAGAAAAGAGGTATAGATTCAAATGTGTGGATATGGAAACCACCAAACTATACTAAAGATTATATAGTATGTGCTGACGTGAGTAGAGGTGACTCTACAGACTATTCTGCTTTTCACGTAATTGATATTGAAAATGTCGAACAAGTAGCAGAATACAAAGGTAGAATATCTACAAGAGACTATGGTAATCTACTAGTCAATATAGCAACAGAATATAATAATGCATTACTAGTGATTGAGAACAATAATATTGGTTGGGCTACAATACAACAAGTAATAGATAGACAGTATGATAATTTATTTTATATGAGTAAAGATTTACAATATGTAGATACACATAAACAAATTAATAATAAAATTAATCGTTTAGAAAAACAGGTAGTACCTGGATTTACATTAACACAAAAAACAAGACCACTTGTTATTGCAAAGTTAGAAGAATTTTTTAGAGAAAAATTATCTATAGTACATTCACAGAGATTAATTGATGAGTTGTTTGTATTTATATATAACGGGAGTAGAGCAGAAGCGATGAGAGGCTATAACGATGACTTAGTAATGTCATACGCTATGGGATTATGGATACGAGAAACTGCACTTAGATTGAGAACAGAAGGTATAGAATTACAAAAGAAGGCTGTAAGTAGTATTAATTCTAATCAAGGAGCTTATACACCTAAAGACACTCAAAATAACACTTGGACTATAGATATTAATAAAAAACAAGAATCATTAGAATGGTTAATTAACTAAAGAGGTAAAAATGGCCGACACAACATTATTTGGTAGATTAAGAAGATTATTTTCTACGAGTGTAGTTGTTAGAAACGTAGGTGGAAAAAAACTAAAAGTTTCTGATACAAGTAGAACACAATCTATTGCACATAATAATCTTATTGATAGATATCAAAAATTATTTACTAATTCAGGTCTTAGTGGGTATTCAGATTCATTATTGACAAAATCAATGAGACTAAATCTTTTTAAAGATTATGAAAGTATGGATAGTGACCCAATTGTATCATCAGCACTTGATATATATGCAGATGAATCTACTATGAAATCAGAATATGGTGATGTTTTACAAATTAAAACAGACAACGACCAAATTAAACAAATACTACACAACTTGTATTATGATATTATTAATATCGAATTTAATTTATGGCCTTGGGTTCGTAATATGTGTAAATATGGAGATTTCTTCTTAAAATTAGAAATCAACGAAAAGTATGGTATTACAAACGTAGTACCAATGTCTGTATATGATGTTTCAAGATTAGAAGGTTTAGACCCAGAAAATCCAGAGTACGTAAAGTATATGATAGAATCAGCGACTAATGAACATAGATATAAACCATCTGACACATCTGCTCATAGAGAAGAGTTAGAAAATTATGAAGTTGCTCACTTTAGATTACTTTCTGATTCTAATTATTTACCTTATGGTAAATCACAAGTTGAAGGTGGTCGTAAGATTTGGAAACAATTAACACTTATGGAAGACGCTATGTTAATTCATAGAATTATGAGAGCTCCTGAAAAACGTGTATTTAAAATTGATATTGGTAATATACCACCAAGTGAAGTTGATAATTATATGCAACAGATTGTAAACAAAATGAAAAAAGCACCTGTTGTTGATGAGAATACAGGTGACTATAATTTAAAATACAATATGCAAAACATAACAGAAGATTTCTTTATGCCAGTACGAGGAGGTGATAGTGGTACAAGTATAGAGTCATTACCTGGTTTAACCTATGAAGCAACAGAAGACATTGAATATTTAAAAAATAAACTACTAGCTTCACTTAGAATACCAAAAGCGTTTTTAGGATATGAAGAACAAGTAGGTTCTAAAGCTACACTAGCAGCAGAAGATGTTCGTTTTGCTCGTACGATTGAAAGAATACAAAGAATCACATTATCAGAATTAACTAAAATAGGTATTGTACATTTATTTGCTCAAGGTTATCAAGATTCAGACTTAGTTAACTTTGAATTAGGTTTAACTAATCCATCTACTATATATGAACAAGAAAAAATAGAACTATGGAATAACAAAACTCAATTAGCTTCTTCAATGATACAAGACGGTTTAGTTTCATCAGAATGGATTTATAAAAATATATTTGAATTTACAGATGAACAAATAAAACAAGAAGACGATAAGATAGTGTTTGATTATAAACAAAAGTTTAGAAGACAACAAATAGAAAATGAAGGTAATGACCCAGCTAAATCAGGTGAAGCTCAAGGTACACCATCAGATATGGCAATGGGTAGAACAGGTCACGAACTAGATGATAAAGGTGGAGCACCAGAAGGTGGTTTTGAAGGAGCTGGTAGACCAAAAGAACCAAATAAATATAGTAAAGATAGTGGAGTTCGTGGAAGAGACCCACTTGGAGCTCACGATAAGAAAAAAGGTGGTAGTAGTGCACCTAAATATGGTAAACCATTAGCACTAGCTCATTTTGACAAAATAAAAAAATCAATGGAAATTAGTAAAAAAGAAATAAAAATTATAAATGAAACATCTGAAGTAGAAAATGAATACCAAAATGAGGTAAGTTCTTTAACTAAAGATGCTTGAAATGAATAATTATTAGTTAACTTTATATTTATTTATGAGTAAATATAACTAAGTATTGGAGTATTTCGTAATGGTTCGAAAACTAAAACATTCAAAGATAAAAAATACAAGTATACTCTTTGAATTATTAACAAGACAAATTACTGCTGACGTTTTAGCAGGCAAAAGTACAAAATCAGTTAAAATTGTAAAAAAATATTTTAATGAAAATACAGAATTAGGTAAAGAACTTCAATTATATAAGTTATTATCTGAAAAACATTACGAATCTGAGAGTAGAGCTCACGATTTATTGTCAATTGTATTAAAATCAAGACACAAGTTAAGTAATTCAAAATTACGTAATGAAAAATACAATTTAATTAAAGAAATTAAAGAGAATTACAATTCTGATGATTTTTTTAATGGTCGTATTTCTAATTATAAACTTCTTGCTTCTATCTATAATACATTCCAAGCTGAAACTGTTGATGAAACATTTAACCCAGAACAAACTGTTAATGCAAAGTTCACAATACTTGAACATATCACAAGTAAGAAAATTACAGCAAAACAAGTTAAGGCTCACGTCTTAAAAGAATATACTAAAAAAGACAAAGATTTAAGATTACTTGCTTATCAAATACTCGTTGATAAATTCAATACAAAGTATAAAACATTAAATGAATCACAAAGAAGTTTGTTAAAAAATTACATAAATAATGTTAGTAATACCAATTCATTAAAAGAATTTGTTAAAACAGAGTCTTCAAAAGTTAAAAATCATTTGAAAAAAGAATTACCAAATATTACTGATAAAATAACAAAAATCAAACTAACAGAAGCAATAAATCAAATTGATAACTTAACTGTTGGTAAAGTAGTAAAAGAAAAACAAGTTTTAACCCTTATGAGATATTACGAATTAGCTAAGGAGATTGATAATGTCCACAAAAAAAATTAAACTTGAACTTTTAAAAAAATATATCAAAGAGTTAATCAAACAAGAATTAGAAGAAGCATCTATGACTGGTAATTTAGACGGTGGAGAAGGTCCACCAAAAACACCATATGCTTTTACAGGTAAACGTAAAAAAGATAAAAAGAAAAAAGATGATATAGTTAAAGCAGCAGGTTTTCAAAAAGTATCCGAAGCTAGATTTGCATTAGATATAAAAGATGAAGCTGGTGTTAAATTAACAGTAATAGTGGATGCAGGTTCAGAAGGTGCAGCTAAAATGAAAGTAGCTAGAAAACTCAAAGGTGGTTCAAAAAGTATATCGAATGTAAGAAGAGTACAGACTGGTAAAGCAAAACAAATTGATAAAAAACTTGAAAATGTAAATGAAGGTCGTTATCACGATTACAGAAATGATGAATCTCTAACAGCAAAACAAAAAATTGGTTATTCAATGAGAGAAGTTAGAGATAAATTAAACGAGTTAGATAAACTTGTTAAAATGAACGTGAGATTAAAAAACGAAATTGGTGTTGATTCTACATCTTATTGGAAACGTACTCACGGTGCAATGAAAAAAATTAGTGAAAGATTAGTAAAATTAGCAAATAAAGTTGGTCAACTTTACTAAATAAAAAAACGGAGTTTAATGTGAAAAACTTAATAGTAGATTATTTACCATTTGAAGTAAAACCTGAACAAATCAATGAATCCATTAAAGAAAATAATGGTAAGTTGATTGTACGTGGTGTGTTACAACGTGCAGAAGCTAAAAATCAAAATGGTAGAGTGTATCCTCGTGAGATTTTACAACGTGAAGCTAAAAAGTATACAAAAGAATTTATATCACAAAGAAGAGCTATGGGTGAATTAGACCATCCAGAATCATCAGTTGTTAATTTACAAAACGTATCTCATAACATCAAAGAGATGGATTGGGAAGGTGATAATTTGTTAGGCACTGTAGAGGTGTTAGGTACACCAAGTGGTAACATATTAAAAGAATTATTTAAAGCAGGTATCAAACTTGGTATTAGTTCACGTGGTATGGGTTCAGTAGAAACAGTTACAGAAGATACAGGTGACCAAGTTACTCAAGTACAACCTGACTTTGAACTTATAGCATTTGACTTTGTTTCTAATCCATCTACACACGGAGCATTTATGTATCCAATGAATGAATCGATTGATAAAGATTTACCAGCAGGTAGAACTTGTGGTGAATATTGTAAAGTTGAATCTATCATTAATGATATAATGAGAGGCTAGGATGAGTTACTTAAATAAATGGAAAGACTGGAGACTCTCAGAAGATAAAATCAATATGGGTTCAGGTGGATATAAAGGTGATTTTGATAGTTTAGAAGACGCTATGAATAGAGTTGATAGATTAATGAAGAGCTTGACTAAAGAGTTAGCTAAAGATAAAGATGCTAATTATAAACAACAAGTCTTAGAATTACAACGTTTATATAAAAGAAACTTTATTGAGTTAAAAGTAAAGTTAAACGAGTTTAAAAGGAAAAACACGTGATTAAGTTAAAACAAATACTTAGTGAAAGTGCATGGGACAGAAAGTTTGGTGAACCATTACCAACACTTACAGATGTAATGAATGAAAAAAATTGTGACTGTGGTGGTGATTGCTGTGGTATTACAGAAGGTCCAGATGAACAGAGACCAGCAGACCAAGAGGTACAACGCATTGTAAAGGCAGAAGCAAAATTACGAGAAAGAATGTTGAAATTAGAACAAATTTTTCTTAGAGATGCAAGACCAGAAAACGTGAAGATAGCCAAAGAAATTAAAAAAGTTTATAAGGGTACAGTAACTAAGTTTATGAGAGAGATGATTAGACTTAGAAAGAAAATGAAATAATGCCTTCAGTTAGTAAAGCACAACAAAGATTTATGGGATTAGTTCACGCTTATAAAAAAGGTGAAATTCCAGCAAGTAAAGTGAGTAAAGCCGTAAAGGACGCAGCTAAATCAATGAAGAAAAAATCAACTAAAGATTTTGCATCTACGAAACACGATGACTTACCAAATAAGGTAAGAGAGTATTTGATGAGTGAAAATCCAGCAGCTAGTGCAGCCGCTGCTATGGTGATGATGAAACTTCAAAACCCATCAACTGGTAAAAAGATAAGTGCTGTTACACCACTTCGTGATAAAGACCATCCGTTACATAAGAAGTCTAAGAGTATATTTCAAAGATTAAAGAATAAGTTTATGAAGAAAAATGAATCAGTAAATGAAGACGGACATACAGATGTAGCTTCAATAGAAAGAAAATTAAAACTTATTGTACAAGACGCAAACGATGTGATTAACGCATTAAAATCAAAATCTAACGAAGATTCATTACCAAGTTGGTGGACTGATAAGATTACACTAGCTAAAGATTATGTTGGTAAGTCTCGTGATTACATTATGAATCCTGCTGAATCCGTAAATGAAGCCTCATCTTTAGGAGCTGATATGCTTTTAGGTGGTATAGCAACTGTAATTAAAAAAGCAGGTATGAGACCTAAGACAGCTAAAATGATGGGTGGTGGATTTAAAGTCAGTAAGAGAGATAAGGTTGGATTTAAAATTGAAGTTGAGATTCGTGGTATGGATAAAAAGAAAACATTCCCACTTCAGTTTGAAACTGAAAGAGGTATGTTATACGTAGTGATTAAAAACAAACCATTTAAATTAGGTAAATACACTATGGTTAATCAAGCAGCTCAAAACTTAAAAAAGGTGGGAGCGGCTTTGATTGGTGATAAAGACGTTAAAAGGATAGCATAATGATTAAGTTAAAAAATATACTAAAAGAATCAAAAGTTTCATATCTTGTAACAGAAGCTTTCAAAAGTAGTATTTTAAGAAAGATGACAAATAACTTTACAGGATTAGATAAAGACTTTTTTAGTTTCACTGCTAAATACGGTGTTGAGTGGAATAAAATAACAGATAGTCAATTAACAATGAATAGAACACCAAAGAAAAAAGGTATTGAATTTGCAATCACAACTAAAAAAGTATCATTAGAACCAGGTGGTAGATACAGTAGATGGAATAGTGATATAGAGGTTGATAAAAATACAGCAGTTCTTACATTGAAAGATGGTAAACCTCTTTGGTTTACAAAAAGTTGGAGAAATGCTCCTAAAAAAAGACAGAAGGCAGTAGGTTCAGCTATGAGTGTAAGTGGTGGTAAAAAAACAGACCTCTATGGTGATAACAAAGAAACATTCGGATTAAATCAATTAGGTTATCAAAGTTTAAGAGCTGTACGTAAAATACCTGGTATTGTGTTTTATCAAGTTACACTTGAAGACGATATGCCATATATGGGTGGTAAAGAAAAAAGAGAATTAAGACAAGCAGCTGGAGAAGGTTCTTGGAAATTTAAAGATGATAGTGACTTTAGATACGAAAACGAAAGAAGATATAAAAATTTACTTTCTCAAACGTACAAAGATTCAGCAAAAGTAAATGCTAAGGTAAAAGCAGCTAAAGATTTTACAAATGGTTTAATTGCAACAGCTATTGGTGGTAAACAAGATGCCAAGTTTAAAAAATTATTAAATAAATATAATAGTTGGAAGATGAATGACGAGGCTAAAGTATATGATTTCTTGACTGCTATTGCTCGTGAGATGCAAGATTTATATTCTTCACTTGAAAGATATATTGAATCATCACGATATGATGAAGAAAGAGAAAAAGAAGCTAAAGCAAAAGGTGAAAAGGTATCTTACTATCGAGCACCTGATGATGGTAGAGCAGTTGCTCAAAAAGCTAGTCGTATTTTAAAAGGTAGATTTTAGTGAGTAAAAAATCAATATATAAAAAACTTATAAATGAAAGTTCTTTCACTAAAGCACCTAGAAGTTCAATAGAGGTTATATCAAATAATTCAGACGCATATGATTTTTTCACTTCAAGAAAAGTTTTTGGTGAAGCACCATTGACTTCACCCTCACAATTACCATACAGTTCACGAGAAGCTCAACAATTAGTAGAAAAAGACATACAGAAAATGGGAAAGATTTTAGGTAAAGCATCTGCACAAACTATAAAAATGATGATGGATGGTGTAAAAAGTAAAAAGTATGATGCTATGGATATACAAAGAGCAATAATGACAGGTCCAGTACGAGACACTGGAACAGGTCAAAGAACACTTATGAGAGCCTTATGGAATAGAGTACGAGATGGCTTCAGAAGATATTCAAAACGAGGAAAACTAAGATAACTTATATTTATTATTATAAATAATTAAACTGGAAAAAATTAGGTATTTTATTATGAGCAAAAAAATAAAGTTAAAACAATTATTAGATGAAAACTTTTCACTTGTAGGTGGATTAGTTACAACACCAGTTATCAATAAAGATAGTACTTCATTATCTGCAATCGTTAAAGAAAAGTATGGTGAAGTAGAAGAAGAAAGTATAGACGTTAAAGGTCTAACTAATGAAATTTCAAGCTATAATAAATTAGGTGAATCAATATTTGGTGAATCTAATATAACAAAGATAGCAGAAAAACTAAGTTGGATTGCTAATCAAGCTAAATCTCACACATTAAGTGAAACAGAAGATTGGTTTGACAAGATTACCGTTAATCGTAATATGAAAGAATTAACTGGTTTATCTAAACAATTTACTAAAATATCTAATGAAGCAAAAACTTTACAAGAAAGAATGGGTGCTCTTTATGAAGATATGGGTAACATTCTTGGTAGATATTATTCAATTGGTGAAACTAAAGAGAAATCAATTAAAGAAGGTGAATATGAAGCTTTCTTTCAATCAGCAATGAAGAAGTTTGGTATCAGTTCACCTGATGAATTAGATGACGATAAGAAAAAAGAATTTTTTAATTATGTAGATAAAAACTACAAGGCGGAAAAAGAAACAGATTAGGAGGCCATTTGCTTTACGTAAAGGTACGAAATAATAATGTAGAGAAAGCTCTTAGTATTCTTAAAAAGAAAGTAAAAGAATCTAAGTTAATGTTAGAGTTAAGAGAACGAGAGTACTACACAAAACCATCAGTTATAAAAAAAGAAAAAAAAGCTAAGGCAAGATTAAGAAATAAAAAATTGTCAAATAGTTGATAACTTTTCAAACTTTTATATATTTATATATATAAAAATACACTATGACCCTTTTCGGTCCTCATATAGTGTAATCGATAATTAATCAAATTATAGTTCCCAATAGCTATATTAAATCCAAACTAATGATTATTAATTTAATCATAGGAGAAAACGTAATGGATGATTTATTAAAAGAAGCCATTGCTGATGCAAAAGCAGTTCGTGAAACAGCTCTTGAGAATGCTAAAATAGCATTAGAAGAAGCTTTTACTCCACGTCTACAGTCAATGCTTTCTAAGAAAATCCAATCAGAAATGGATGTCGAAGAAGGTGAACACGAAGATGATGAAGAAAAAGAAGAAGCCATGCATGATGAAGATGATGAAATGGAAGAGAGAGGTGCTGAAGAGAGAATGCACGCAGACGAAGATGAAGATGACGTAGAAGAAAGAGCTACAGATGAAGATGAAGATGAAGTAGAAGAAGGTGAACACGAAGAAGATGATGACGTGGACGAAAACGTAATCGAAATCGATGGTGTAAAATATGCACCAGTCGTCGCTGAAGAAGAAGATGAAGATGATGATGTAGAAGAGAGAATGGACAAAGACGAAGATGAAGATATGGATGAAGACCTCGACCTAGAAGCTGTTCTACGTGAACTTGAAGAAGAAGGTGATGATGAAGATGATGAACCTAAAGAATCTGTTGAAGAAGAAAAAGATGATGAAGATAAAGAAGACGTTGACGAAGAAGTTGACGCTACAACTGGAATCGGTTCTTCTGATAACAAAACAGGTACAGCAGATAAATCTTCTGGTATCGGAACTAAAGATAAAGCAAAACATAATGAATCAGTAGAAATTACTGAAGAAGATGAAGATGATAAAGAAGATGTCGAAGAAGAAATCGACCTTGAAGAAGTCATCGCAGCTCTTTCTGAAGAAGAAGATGAAGAAGAAACAACTGCAGAAGTCACTAAACTTCAATCTGAACTTGACGAGCATCGCAATGTCGTTAAATACTTACGTTCTAAATTAAATGAAGTTAATTTGCTTAATGCAAAGTTACTATTCACAAACAAACTTTTCCGTTCATTTGGTTTAACAAATGACCAGAAAATGAAAGTTGTGGAAAACTTTGATAGAGCACATAACTTACGTGAAGTTAAATTGGTTTATTCCACTTTAGCTGAATCGTTTGGAACGAAAACAACTAAAACCGAAATCAAAGAATCAAAAGGTTCAGCATCTAAAGCTGTCGCCTCAACTAAATCTGAAAAGCAAGAAACAGAAGTAATTGCAGAAGGTTCAGAAATGAGAGACCGTTTCAAGAAGCTAGCCGGTATTCTTTAATTTCATAACATATATTTGGAGAAAATATAATGTCTAAAAATCTTGGAACAATTGAAAAGTTGATGGGTGGATTTAATCCTTACCGTCAACGCATGGAAGAAACCCGTGGATTGGTCAAGAAATGGGAACCAACAGGTTTACTTGAAGGCATGGAAGATGAACAAAAAACAAACGGAATGGCAGTTCTACTTGAGAACCAAGCTCGTCAATTAATTGATGAGTCAAGTTCTACAGGTACATCAGCTAACTCAGAAGAGTGGAGCGGTGTTGCACTTCCTTTAGTTCGTAAAATCTTTGGTGAATTAGCAGCTCAGGAATTCGTTTCTGTTCAGCCAATGAACCTACCTTCAGGTCTGATTTTCTATCTTGACTTTAAATACGGTACAGCCCAAGCCGGTTTCGGTGCAGGCGAACAGGTATTCGGTGTAACATCTGGTTCTGATAGTGACCCAACAGCGGGTCTCTACGGAGCAGGTGCATTCGGATACTCAATTAATGACCAACAAACAACATCACAGCCGACTACAGCTCTAACAGCATCAGCTACTTGGGCAAATGTTGATTTTGAACCTTCATTATCATCATCTGTAGCAGCAGGTACAGTTAAAGCAATTGATATACCATTATCTGCAATGACTAACCCTGATAAAGAAGGCGTAAGAGCTTTTGAAATCACTGGCTCAAATGCTTTTTCAGCTTACTACCCAGCATACACTAAAGTATTAGATGGTGTAGCTGGTAATGAAGTTGCACCTAGTGATGCAGCAGCATCTCACGTACGTTTCATCATAAAAGAAACTACAATTGGTAACGCTGTAACAGCTTCAGTTACTTATCACAAGGCTCCAACAGACACTACACGTGGTGACTTTGAAGCAGCAGCTGGTTCAGGACCACCTGAAACAGACGCAGGAATACCAGAGATTGACATTCAAATGCGCTCTATTCCTATAGTTGCAAAAACACGTAAATTGAAAGCTGTTTGGACTCCTGAGTTAGCTCAAGACTTAAACGCTTATCATAGTGTTGACGCTGAAGCAGAACTTACTTCACTATTGAGTGAGTACGTTTCAATGGAAATCGACTTAGAAATCCTTGACATGCTTCGTCTAAACGCAGCAGCTAAGACTGAACGTTGGTCAGCTAGAGTTGGTTTTGAGTATGATTCTACAACTACATTGTTTGCAGAATCCTCAGGTAACTCTAATGCTTACACAAAAGGTGATTGGTTCCAGACACTTGGTAACAAGATACAGTCTGTTTCCAACGCTATTCATCAGAAAACACTTAGAGGTGGAGCTAACTTCGTTGTAGTTTCTCCTGAAGTTGCTACAATCCTTGAATCTATTCCTGGATACGCAACAAGTGCTGATGGTGATTCAACAAATAAATCCTACGCAATGGGTGTACAAAAAGCTGGTTTATTAAATAACCGCTATACAGTATATAAGAACCCATACCAGTTTGAGAATGTAATTCTCGTTGGTTTCCGTGGAAGTAACTTCCTAGAAACTGGTGCTGTGTATGCTCCTTATGTACCGTTGATAATGACACCTCTTGTATATGACCCAACTAACTTTACTCCAAGAAAAGGTGTAATGACAAGATACGCTAAGAAGATTGTCAGACCTGAATTCTATGGTAAAGTTATTGTTGCTGATGTTGATAAAGTCTAACATTCAGTAATAAACTGAGTCGTACTAAGGTACAAAAGTGAAAAAAGGGAGATTTCGGTCTCCCTTTTTTTGTTTCTTCAAGTTCTTTATATTTATTAGTGAGTAAAAGTTCGTAATTTAGGAGAAAAAAATGGCTCAAGAAGCAATATGGCCAGGTAGTGGTTCAGCAGCAAGTGGTAGTACACCATTTGGTTTTTATGATGAAGACTCTGAATTTCAGACTCAAGCACCACAGTTTGCTACGTGGTGTGCAAGAAGACTAGGTTATCCGATAATGTCAGTTGAACTACAAGATATTCAATTTTACGCTTGTTTTGAAGAAAGTATTTCTGAATATTCTGCACAAGTAAATCAATTCAATATAAAAGATAATTTATTACATTTAACTGGACAAGCAACTGGTTCAAATGTTACACATAAAAAAGTTACACCTACATTAGGTAGAACAGTAACTTTAGCTAAACAATATGGTACAGAGGCTGGTGTAGGTGGTGATGTTGATATCAAAAAAGGTTCAATTTCTGTAACAAGTGGTTCACAGGAATATGATTTAAATGATATATTTGTTGATGGTAGTACAAGTGGTTCAATAGAAGTAAAAAGAGTATACTATGAAGGTACACCAGCAATGCAACGTTTCTTTGACCCATACGCTACCACAGGTTATGGTACTATAAATATGATAGAAGGTTTTGGATTTGGTAAAATGTCACCGGCAGTATCATTTACAATGATGCCAATATTTGAAGATTTACTAAGAGTTCAAGCTATAGAAATGAATGATTCCATTAGAAAATCAGCCTATAGTTTTACACTTGTGAATAATAAGTTGAGAATATTCCCAGACCCTGATTCAGACAAAACAATATACTTTGATTACGTAAATACTTCAGATAGAGATAACGCATTAATTACTGAGTATAGTGGTAGTGCAAATGTTATATCAGATTTTTCAAATGTTCCATATGATAATATGCAATATCAATTTATTAATGATGTTGGTAAACAATGGATAAGAAAATATGGTCTTGCTTTATCAAAAGAATTATTAGGTATCGTTCGTAGTAAATACGGTACTATTCCAATTCCAAACTCTGATACAACTCTTGATGGTGATACATTACGTTCAGAAGCAGCTGCTGAGAAAGAAACTTTAATAACTCAATTAAGAGAAATGTTAGAACAAACAAGTAGAAGAGCAATGTTAGAAGCAGACAAGGATGAGGCTGAGTTCTTACAAGAAAAACTAAACAAAGTACCTTACCCAATTTACATAGGATAATCAAATGGGAAGTCGTTATTACCCACAAAAAGATATAGATACTTTTGATAAATTTAATAAAGAACTTGTCGGTGATTTAAATACTAATAAAGACGGTATAATTTATCAACCTGTAATAATTTATAAAGTATCAGTATATGATACTGATGTAAATATGTATGGTGAAACAGCTGAAGGTAAAGTTTATAAAGACGGTGTACAAGTTAATGCTTTAGTAGATGCTGAAGACCAAACCACAACTACAGATGAGTTTGGACCAGATTTACAACAAAATGCTATATTTTCTTTTATACGACAATCATTAGTTGATATAAATTATGTTGTTGAGATAGGTGATGTAATCAACTGGAATAGTGGTTATTGGGAAGTATCTTCAATAAATGAAAATCAATTAGTAGGTGGTCAAACAGATTATAATCATTCAGTTGTGTGTAATACATTCTTAAATAGAATATCTCATTTAAATATTGAAAGAATACGGAGTATTTAATGGCAATAAGTATTAAACAAGACAATGGTAATAAACCCTTACCAAGAAAACAACGAGTCATTAATAGAGGTACTTTATTAGCTAGAACGAAAGACGATGTAAAAAACCCTTCAGTAACTTTGATGGATATGGATGGTGCAATATTACACTATTTTGATAAAGTGATTCAACCATCAGTAGAGGATAACGGTGAAAATGTCAAAGTACCAGTGATGTATGCTTCACCAGAACGTTGGAAAGCTATTCAACGTGATGGTTTTATGAAAGACAAAAAAAGACAAACTATTACACCAGTTATAGCGTATCGTAGAACATCAATCGAAAAAGACGAAGCTCTACCAATTGATAAGTTAGATGCTAATAACCCACATCAATTTTATACATTTGAAAAAAAGTTTTCAGACGTAAACAGATATGATAATTTTAGTACACAAATAGGTCTGTTACCTCAACGAGAATACTATAACGTTACAATGCCAGATTATGTAACGATAACATACGATTTCATTATATGGACTTCATATATAGAACAAATGAATAAAATTGTTGAACGAGTGGTGTATTCAGATGGTGCCTATTGGGGTGACCCTGATAAGATGAAATTTAGAACTTCTGTTGATACCTTTACTGATGCCACAGAAATTTCTGATGTAGAACGATTAGTAAGAACAAATTTTACAGTTACTATGCGAGGATATTTATTACCACAAGGTAATTTTGACCATCGCTCAACAACACAAAAATATTTGACACCAAAAAAAGTAATCTTTGGTACTGAAGTTGATACTAAAGTTAGTAATACAACAGGTAAAACAGGTCAATTTATAAGTGAAATACAAAATAGTTCTGAAAAAATTGGAGCAGGTTCACCAACTGATACATTGGGTACAACTTTAACATTTCCATTAGTCCTTAATGCAGGTACAGGTGTAACACTATCACGAGATGGTATTGAGTTTAATGGTGCATCTCGTTTGGAACAAACAATTTCAATTGGCCAAGACGTATCTACTACGGCCAATGTAACGTTTAACCAAGTTTCCGCGAGTTCACTCATATTAGACAGTACTACGTATGATGGTGGGAATGTTACTGGTGATATGAATTTTACAGGTTCACTTACCACTACTGGTAATATGACAGTAAATGGTAATGCAACTGT